CGTTCCTGAGTAGGTAGCCAGTGTTTTACGTGTGGAGTTAGCTTACAAACTTCCACGATAGCCTGTAGCATTTCAAGCGATTGTAAGTCTCCACTGTCAAACCAACGGTGATACCCATCGGTGTTGTAGCGGTTTATCTGGAATGCCATAGCCTTAGCCCATAGCTTAGGGTCGGCTTGTAGCCATTTGGATAGGTTTAGCTTCCAGCCTTGGTCTACGCTAGGGCGTAGCTTTTGTAGCTTGCGAGCGTAGCAACCGTGACAAGGTGTATTGGGGTTTTTAGCTAACTTGCTTCCTACGTTACAAGCAAATGCGTCAATGGCGTAGGTAGTGGTTCCCATTTTAGTGTTTTTTGTCGATATGTTGCCAAACTCTTTGGCGTGTTTTACTAACATTATTCCCTTCCTTTAATGGTTAAGTTTACAAATTAGGTGCCACTTTAACAAATGGCACCAGACTTGTAAACCTCACTTTCGCTTTGGGTTGAAGACTGGCTGGACACTCTTTCCGAAGCTATTCGCCATGTTTCCTAAGTAGAAATATGCCGAAGCTTTACGATAGTGTAACCCGATAGACTTTTTATGCTTCGATAGTCCGTAACGGTTCTGGGTTGTTCGTGCAATTTCTGACCCAAAAAGTCCTGTTTTGTTCATTACTAACATTTTACTTCTCCATATGGTTTAGTTTTCTGTAACATAGATTTTTAACCTTCGTTTAAGCAACCCAAGCGATAAACACCCGTTTTTATTTTATTTTCCGTCTCTTTTTTAGTCTCACCCAGAAAAATATTTCTATACTTACCGGTGGTCACAGAATAATCCCAAAACTTTTCATCCAAGGTCGTTACACCGTTAGAATCTATTTTAACAATAATCGACTTATAGCTTTGAAAAAATGTATTCCCATCATCGTCTTCAATTATAAATTGATTAAGGATTCTATTAGCTTTGTTTCTGATATTCTCAACTTTCATTTCTTGCTCTCCTTTTTAATTCTAACAAGGTCGTTACACCTGAACAGTATCACACCTAAATTTTTAAATCAACAGAGTTATCCACATTTTTTAAATTTTTTTATTTTTTTTTTGTTCCCGTTTTGTTGCATTGACTTTTCAATGTTCGCCTTCTGTTCTGTTTCTTACCAATTCTAGTTCCTGCTTTGTTCACGTTCTGTCGTAAGGCGTGAGTGGCCTTAGAGCATGTCTTGGCTAGGTAGGTATAGCAAAGCACCTAAAACGCCTGTATGGGCTTCCTAGAGCCTCTCA